ATGTCCGAAAAGCGCCCATACGGTCTGACCGAATACGACCATCTTCGCCTCACCAACGCACGGAACACCCTACGCCTGTTGGACTATCTCGCCGCAGCCCGCCACCAAGAGGCCATCGAGCCGGAGCTGCTGAGCAGTGCATTCTGGCTGCTGGCCGAACATCTCGACCAAGTACTCATCAGTTCCGAACAGGCACCTGCCGGGAGGGCGCGCGCATGAACAGCCTTCGCCACCTGCTCAGCCGCCTGGTGCATACCCCTGATGAACAGGTCCTATTGCTGTACTATCGCCAGCTTAGCCACAGCGATCAGAGCTTCATTCGTCGAACTGTCCAAGCCTTGGTGCAGTGTCCGGCAGTCCCAAAGGGAGAGAAAGAATGAGTGCCGCGCAGCAACTGATCCCAGTTCCCTTCTACGAAGACACGCTGGTTCTGGTCGGGCAAGCCAACGAGCCCTATGTGGCGATGAAACCGGTGGTGGAGAACATGGGACTCGCCTGGCAAGCCCAACATGTGAAATTGGCGGAAAAGTTCGGTTCAGTTATCACGATAATCGTGACAACTGGATCTGACGGAAAACGGTATGACATGACCTGCCTACCGTTGAAGAAACTCCCCGCCTGGCTCTATTCGATCAACCCCAGCAAGGTGAAGCCCGAGCTGCGCGAGAAGATCGTCCGCTACCAGAACGAGTGCGACGATGCCCTATGGAACTACTGGACTAAGGGCTGCGCCGTCCGCGGCGATGCCCCGAACACCACTCAGCGCATCGCACTGTCCCGCCATAGGCTCGCCCTGGCCAAGGAACTCTACAAGACCCGCGATCCGGCTCTACGGCAGACCATCCACCAGCAGTTGGATGAGGTTTCCCGCGCCATGGGCCTGCCTACCCCCGAAATCGACAGCCTCGGGGCGGCCACGCCAACTGCACCGGATGTGCTAAAGGGCTTCTGGCAGGCGCTGGCGTTTCTGGATAGCAAGGGAGTGGCGTACAACCATTCGCGGGCGGCCAACTTGCTGGCAGTGAACTTGCCTGAGTTGGCCCGCCTGCTGATCGAGCACGGGCACCCACTACGCTTCGACAGCGCCCTGCGTCAGGGGCTATGGCTGAGCAGCGCACCGCGCTGCCTGCACAAGAACCACCCCACCAAAAGCCGTCTCGTCGACAAAACTGTCCGCTGTTGGATATTTGCCATGCATCCAACCGCGAAGGAGTTGTCTGAAGTATGATCAGATTAGCTTTCATGCTGGTGGCCATAGTCGTCACTCTCCCTGTACACGCATTTGACATAGAAAACATCAGTGTTGCTGGCGTAAAACTCGGAATGTCCCGTGAACAAGTTTTATCTGCTCTGACAAGTACTCTGAGAGTCGAACCAAATCAAGTTCTACTAGGCCCTAAGCTGAAATGCCCTATAACCGGAAGGATGCTCAGCAAAACAATGGAGCTGCAGGTAGGCGACTTGAAGTATTTTGTTGGGTTTGAGCTTGATGATCCAGGGATACCGAATCCCCACCTCGTCGCTTCCTTCATTACTGAGGAGTCCTCCTACCCGCGATCAATAGAGCAGGTCAGCAGACGTTTTGGAGAACCTTCCGATACATCAATGGTTGATGCAAATGGCCCCGTTCTGTGGTGCAACCAGCCAATCGATAATCAGTGCCAATGGACATCTCCACTCCTTTCTTTCGACGGAAAGAAGCTGCAACTTGAAGATCCTCGCTACTTGGAAAAGCGTCAAGCTGCACTAGAGAAACTCTGAAAATCAAATCTTACGAAGTAGTCCCCTCGCCCCCTCTGATCAACTGCGAGCATGGCAAGTACAGCTGATTGTTACTTCTCCCCAGGCGCGTCGAATGGCGCGAACCTCACGATCTCTTCCCCGATCAGCTCATTGACCTGCTGCAGGCGCGCCTGCATTGGCTCGAGTTCCAGGCTGGCCCAGACCGCTGCCGCGTCGCTGATGGATCCGAACCCGCCGGCGTTCTGCGGCACCACCCCCATCAGCTGCGGATAGACCCGTAGGCCGGCGAGCTGGTCGTCGCGGCTGATGTTCTTGATCGAGCCGAATTCGTCCTTGGCCGCCACCTCGCTGACCGGGATCAGTTGGATTCCCTCCTTCTTCCCGTTCGGCGCATAGACGAACAGGTTGCGGAAATTGCCCGGCCCCTTCGCGGTCTTCAGCGCCGTGCGTAGCGCGTCGATGTCTTCCTCGTTCTGCGCGGCGTCGGTCATGTAGAGGATGAAGCCGGCGTGGCTGCCGTTGTTGTAGTACTTGCGGCGGAACAGCGTGGCCGACTCGTTCAGCAGAGCGCTCTGTAGGGCGCAGAACCACTCCGGCACCCCGTAGATTTCCTGGTTGATGTCGGCCTCGCGCAGCTGGATCACGCTGCCCTTCTCGAATTCGTGCTCATCCTTCCAGCTGCGCACCTGGTAGAACGTCTCCAGATCGGTGCCGCGGCGTATGTATTTCGCCAGCGGCGCCTGCAGCGGCATCCGCGTGCCCAGGCGCGAGCGAGGCTGCTCGAGGTAGGCCGAGCCGAATGTCAGCCAGTCCAGGGAGAACTGCTCGAACGTCGCCCGGCTGAGCATGCGGTGTGGGATAAACGTCTTGGCCAGCATGTTGCGCTTGAACTTCAGGCCCGACTGCAGGTAAACGCTCGACCCCACCGCTTTGGCCAGCCCCTCCATGGACAGCGGCGGCTCGTACCACCGCCCGTTCGACCAGCACTCGAGATAGTCGAGGATGCCCCGGCCGTCGAGCACCGGCATCGGGTCACCGAAGGTGAAGGCCTCGGCACGGCCGCCCTGGCGCGGGATGAACTCGCCTTCCTGGGCGGACTGGACTGTAACTGGCTGCTGGCGGCGGTGGCTGCGACGTTTGCTCATCCGAAAATCTCCATGCGCCCGGTATTCGCGGGGGTCTGCCCCTCGAGCGGCTCGTTCTGCAATGCGTGGAATAGCGCCCAGGCCAGATCGGCGTGGCCGGTGTTGTCGTTGCGGCCGGCGGTATAGGTGAACTGGCGCCCACCGGCCGTGATGGTCTTGCGGATAGCCATCAGCGCCTGGGCCAGGTCGGTCCAGCCGGCGTCGAATTCGAGGCGGCCGTTCTTGATCACTGACCAGGCCTTCATGACCAACTGCGTCTTCACCTCGGGCGAGTAGCTGAAGGTGCGCACCCCCGGGAAGAACTGGCGCACCAGCTGCGCGACGCCAGAGCCCATGCCGGTGGTGTCGACGCCGATGTAGGTGACCCAGTAGCGCTGGGTCACCTTGCGGATGAACTCGGCCTGTTCGGCGAAGTCCTTGCCGCGGAATTGATGGCGCTCCAGCACGCGGAACTTGCCGCCCGGTACCGCCGGAGGCGCCACCACCACCAGACCCGCGGTGTCGCCCGTCTCGGCGGGGTCATAGCCCAGCCACACCTGGCGATCACCGAACGGCCGCAGCGCGAACGGCTTGTAGTCCTCCGACCACAGGTCCCAGCTATCGACCATGCACGGCTGCAGCATGGTCAACGGGAAAATGCTCGCGCCGTCGTCGACGAACTGGCACATCAGCAGGTTCTGGAAAGCCTCGGCGTCGTACTCGAGACGCAGCTCGTCGATGTCGAACAGATCGCAGCCACGGGCCTCGGCATCGAGGATGGTGACGATCTGGCGCCAGATGCGGTCCTCGCACAGTCGCCCTTGCTGCAGGGCGTCATGACTTACGTCGATCTTGATGCGATCGGCGGCCGGCTTGCCCTTGTTGAAGCGCTCGCCAGTCCAGAATGTGTAGGCCTCATGCGCCATCGAACTGGGCGTCGAGAAGTAGGTCCGGCGGTAGCGCTTCTGCATCGCCATACCGCTGGCGACCTTGTTCAGCTCCTTGAACTTGAACGTCCAGAAGAACTCGTCGAAGTAGAAGTTGCCGTGGTAGCCCTGGGCAGTCCGCGCGTTGGTGCCGAGGAAGTGCAATTCCGCGCCGTTCGGCAGGATGATCGGGTCGCCCTTCAGTTCGACACCTACCGCATCGCGCGCGAAGGCCTGGATATACGCCTTGAAGATGTGCGCTTGGGCCTTGCTGGCCGACAGGAATATCTGGTTGCGCCCCGTTTCCAGCGCGTCGATCAGCGCCTCGCGGGCAAAGTAGAACGTGGCGCCGATCTGCCGCGACTTGAGAATCACGCGGGTTCGCTGATTACCCGCGCGGTACCAGTCTTTCTGGTAGTCGAAGCAACCGTCGAGGAAGGCCTCGACCAGTTTCTCGGTCAGTTCCTCACTGATGTCGTTGCGCTTCGGCTTGCGCTTGGGACCTTCGTTACGCTTGGCAAGCTCGGGGTTCAGGTCGGTTTCCGTACCACCGCCCTGGTAGCGCTGGATCCGCGCCTGGCGCTCAAGCTGCCGATGCAGCAGATCGATTTCCTTGTAGTCACCGCCGGTCTTGCCGTCCTTCAGGATCAACTGAACCAACCGGGCTTCCAGGGCGCCCCCGATCCGTTCTACGCTGTCGGCCCGGTCCCATCCGTCGCGGTCCTTCCATGAGTGAAGGGTCTTGTCCTTCTCGCCCAGGTGGTCGGCGATGTCGCAGACACGCCAGCCCATCCAGTACAGGAATTTGGCCTGGCGGCGGTTGTCACGGATGGGAATTTCGACGGCAGCGTTCATGGCGCAGATGCTGCCGCCCACCCTCGCCCCTCAGTAGCGCCGCCCCTTGTAGCTCCGCGCCCTACAATCCCGCTTGATTGCTGGGCCGCGCGCGCGTCCCGAACATGCCCCTCATTGCCATGCACCCCGCATCAGCCGCATTGAGGACTCCCGGCATGAAGAAATTCCGCAGCAAATGGTTCCGCATCGCCGTCGAAGGGGCGACCACGGACGGCCGCAACATCGAGCGCGACTGGATCGAGCAGATGGCCGCGCAGTACGACCCGAACACCTACGGCGCGCGGATCAACTGCGAGCACATCAAGTGGGCCTGGCCGGCTGGTGAGTTCGGCGCCTATGGCGACGTGCTGGCGTGCAAGGCGGAAGAGATCGACATCAACGGGCAGAAGAAGCTGGCCCTCTTCGCCCAACTGGAGCCCAACCAGGCGCTGCTGGAACTGAACAAGCAGCGGCAGAAGGTCTACACCTCGGTCGAGATCGATCCCAAGTTCGCCGACACCGGCAAGGCCTACTTGGTCGGCCTGGCCATCACCGACTCCCCCGCCAGCCTGGGTACCGAGGCGCTCTCCTTCAGCGCCAAGAACGGGACCCTCGCCAGCCGCAAGACCAATCCCGACACCCTGTTCAGCGCTGCCGAAGAGGGCACCCTCGAGTTCGAGGAATACGAGGACAAGCCCTCGGTCGGCGCAGCGCTGTTCACCAAGGTCAAGGAACTGCTCAAGGGCAAGGAAGCCCGCACCCAAGCCGAGTTCGGCCAGGTCGGCGAGGCCGTCGAAGCGATCGCCGAGCACAGCCGCGACCTGGGTGAGCAACTCGGCGAGCAGAAGAAGCAGACCCAGCAACTGGCCAGCCAGTTGGACAAGGTCACCAAGGAACTGGCGGACCTCAAGAGCACCCTCGATAGCACCCGGGACCACAGCCAACAGCAGCGGCCCCCGGTCACCGGTGGCGGCAGTGTCGCCCTGACCGACTGCTAACCGTCCCCCGCCCCGGTATCCAAAGGAAAAGCACCATGCGCAACGAAACCCGCAAACAGTTCGACGCCTACCTGGCGCAGCTCGCCAAGCTCAACGGCGTGAACTCCGCCGTCCAGACCTTCGCCGTCGAGCCGAGTGTCCAGCAGAAGCTGGAGCAACGTATTCAGGAGTCCAGCGAGTTCCTGAAGCAGATCAACGTCTACGGCGTCGACGAGCTGCAGGGCGAGAAGATCGGCATCGGCGTCAGCGGCACCATCGCCAGCCGTACCGATACCACTGGCGACGGTGTACGCAAGCCGCGCGACGTGTCCGCGCTCGACAACCAGCGTTACGAGTGCAAGCACACCGACTTCGACACCGCAATCACCTACGCCATGCTCGACGCCTGGGCCAAGTTCCCCGAGTTCCAGGCCCTGCTGCGCGACGCGATCCTCAAGCGCCAGGCCCTCGACCGCCTGATGATCGGCTTCAACGGCACCAGCGCCGCGGCTACCACCAACCGCGCCGCCAACCCGCTGCTGCAGGACGTGAACATTGGCTGGTTCCAGCAGTACCGCAACAACGCTCCGGCACGGGTACTGAAGGAAGGGAAGACCACCGGCAAGGTGGTAGTCGGCAACGGCGCCGACGCCGACTACAAGAACCTCGACGCCCTGGTGTTCGACGTGGTCAGCAGCCTGATCGATCCCTGGCACCGCCGTGACCCGGGCCTGGTGGTGATCCTCGGCCGCGAGCTGGTCCACGACAAGTACTTCCCGATGGTGAACAAGGACCAGCCGGCAACCGAGAAGATCGCCACCGACCTCATCCTGTCGCAGAAGCGCATGGGCGGCCTGCCGCCGGTGGAAGTGCCCTACGTGCCCGAGAAGGGCCTCATGGTCACCACCCTGAAGAACCTGTCGCTCTACTGGCAGATCGGCGGTCGCCGCCGCTACCTGAAGGAGGTACCGGAGAAGAACCGCATCGAGAACTACGAGTCCAGCAACGACGCCTACGTCGTCGAGGACTACGGCCTCGGCTGCCTGGTCGAGAACATCGAAGTCGCGGAGTAGATGACATGGCCTTCAGTCCCGCCAAGGCGCACTTCCTGCGCGTGACCGCCGCTCAAGAGGCGGCGGCCACTGCCCCGCACCAGGGCATGGAAGGCGCGAACGCCTATGAGCTGCAGCTCGCCCAGCTGTATCAGGATCGCAGCCGCCTGAAGAACATCCAATCCGACGAAGGCAAGGCAGCGCTCAAGGTCGAGCTGCTGCCGGCCTACCAGCCGTACATTTCCGGCGTGCTGCAGGCCGGCAAGGGCGCCCAGGACGAGGTGGTCACCACCGTCATGCTCTGGCGCATCGATGCCGGCGATTACGCCGGCGCCCTGGACATCGCCGACTACGTGCTCGCACACGACCTGGTCATGCCCGACCGCTTCGCGCGTACCGCCGGCTGCGTCATCGCCGAAGAGATCGCCGAGGCCGCGCTCAAGGCACAGAAGACCGGCGGCAGTTTCGACCTTGCGACCTTGCATCGCACCCTCCTGCTCACCGACCAGGCCGACATGCCCGACGAAGCCCGCGCGAAGCTCTACCTCGCCGCCGGCCATGCCACTCTGGAAGGACTTTCTGTAGAGAGCCCCGGCCAACCCGGGCAGGTGCAAGCCGGCATCGATCTGCTCAAGCGCGCGATCCAACTGCACGACAAGTGCGGCGGGAAGAAGGATTTGGAGGCCGCCGAACGGCTCCAGAAGAAACTGACCGCCTCTGGCGGTTGACCGAGCGTACCCCGCGCCCCGCCGGCTCGGGGCCGATCTGCCAGGTCCTCTCCTTCCTGAGCAGTGACGCCCCGACCACCGGCGACCTCAAGCGAGCAGCAGCATGAGCGGATTCATCGCCAACGGCCCGGTCCCGAGCGGGCACATCAACAGCGATCCCTTCTGGCCCACCATCGAGCTCGAGCATGTGCGCGCGAACCTGCGCATCGACTCCAGCGTCGATCCGGCGCGCCTCGAAGTTGCGGTCATTGCCGCGGTGATCAGCGTCAACCGCGAGCTGCTGGCCTGGCGCCTTGAGAAGATCGCGGCCGGCTATGCCGAACTCGCCCAAGTGCCGTCCGACAAGGTGCGGGAAACCTCCGAACTGGTGCAGCTGTATCTGCGCGCAGTGCAGTCGGCCACCGCCGCCGAAGTGGCCGAGCGCTACCGCTGGTACGACACCACCACCAGCGGCAATGACAAGGCCCAGGACATCGCAACCACCATCGACGACTACCGCCGCGACCAGCGCTGGGCGATCCGCGACTTTCTCAAGCGTCCCCGCACGACGGTGGAGCTGATCTGATGGCCGCCGTCGCGATCGCCCACCAGAACGACACCGTGGAGGCGCTGTGCTGGCGGCACTACGGCCGTACCGCCGGCGTGACCGAGGCGGTCCTCGAGGCGAACCACGGCCTGGCCGACCACGGCCCCACCCTCCCCCCTGGCCTCAAGGTCACCATGCCGGACATTCCGACAGCCGCCCCGGAACGGCAGATGGTGAACCTATGGGACTGACCACTTTGCAAGGAACCACCCCGCATGGCTGACCTCACCACCACCGCCACGGCCGGCGCCATCATGGGCCTCGGCCTGGGCGTCACCCTCCCGGTCGACGGCGGCATGCTGTTCGGCGCCCTGCTCGGCGCCTGGCTGGCCACCGGCACGAAGCAGGACCTGAAGGCCTGGTCGCGCCTGCTGTCGCTGATCCTGCCGACATGCGTGGGCTACCTGTTCGCCGATGTCGCCCTCGCCCGTGTGCCCTGGCTGACCAACCTGGCCTTCTCTGCCTTCGTCTGCGCCCTGGTGGTCATTCCCCTCAGCCTCAAGGCGGTCGCCTGGGTCGACAAGGTCGACTTCGACGACCTCTGGCGCCGCATTCGAGGAGGTCGCTGACATGCTCATGACTGCCGTTCCGTTGATCGCCGCCCTGGCCTACATCGCTGCCGCGCTGCGCCTGGTCTGCTACCAGCGCTGCGGCGCCCGCTTCCGCCGCAGCGTCTCGTTGCTCGCCAGCCTGCTCGGCGCATCCATGGCCATCTGCGGACTGGAAATCCTGCTCTACCGCCCACCGGTCAGCATCTGGCACGCCATCGTCGCCGCCCTGCTGTGCCTGCTGATCTTCCGTTCCCGCGGCAACGTCGCCGCCCTACTGAGGCCATCCGCATGACCCTTCGATATGGTGACCGTTCTCAAGAGGTCCGCCAGCTGCAGCGTCGGCTGAACACCTGGGCCGGCGCCAACCTCTACGAGGACGGCCACTTCGGCGCCGCCACCGAGGACGCGGTGCGTGCCTTCCAGCGTTCGCATGGACTGGTCGCCGATGGCATCGCTGGCCCGAAGACCCTGGCCGCCCTCGGCGGCGCTGACTGCTCGCACCTGCTGCAGAACGCCGACCTCGTCGCCGCCGGAGCTCACCTCGGCCTGCCGCTGGCGACGATCTATGCAGTCAACCAGGTCGAGTCAAACGGCCAGGGGTTCCTGGGCAACGGCAAGCCGGCAATCCTGTTCGAACGCCACATCATGTACCGCCGTCTCGCCGCCCACGATCAGGTCACCGCCGACCAACTGGCCGCACAGTTCCCCGCGCTGGTGAACCCTCGCCCGGGCGGCTATGCCGGCGGCACCGCCGAGCACCAGCGCCTGGCGAACGCTCGCCAGATCGACGATACCGCCGCCCTGGAGTCGGCCAGTTGGGGCGCCTTCCAGATCATGGGGTTCCACTGGCAGCGCCTGGGCTACGTCAGCGTGCAGGCCTTCGCCGAGTCCATGGGGCGTAGCGAGTCGGCTCAGTTCGAAGCGTTCGTCCGCTTCATCGACACCGACCCGGCGCTACACAAGGCGCTGAAGGCTCGCAAATGGGCCGACTTCGCCCGCCTCTACAACGGCCCCGACTACAAGCGGAACCTCTACGACACCAAGCTCGCGCGAGCCTACGAGCAACACGCCAACTGCGCCGAGGCCAGCACGTGAGCCTTCTGCGCCAGGTGTTGTACAGCGCCGCCCTGCTCGGTGCCCTCGGCTTGCTCCTGTGGGTACAGCAGCAGCGCATCGACCTAGCGCAGGCCCGCCTGGCCCAGGCCGAGTTGGCGAGGAAAGCCAGCGACGCCCAGCTTTCCCGCCAGGCCGGCACCATCACGGCCCTCGAGGCCGCCCTTTCCCGCGAGCGCCTGGCCCAGGCCGACCTGGACCAACAGCGGCAGCAGCTGCGCCAGGCGCTGGCCATCCGCGAACGCTTGATCGAGGACCTGAAACGTGACGATGAACCCTATCGCCAGTGGGCTGATCAGCCTCTGCCTGATGTTGCTCGCCGGCTGCAACAGCGCCCCGCTATCACCGGAGCGGCCGCTTACCATCAGTGGCTGTCCCGCCGTGACGCCCTGCAGCCTGGAGCCAGCGGCACCGAAGGACAACGGAGGTCTACAGACTGAGGTCGAGCGTATCGGTCTGGCCTGGGCCGAGTGCGCCGCGAAGGTCGACATGATCATCCGCACCCAAGGGGCTACCCATGAACAAGCCCGATAGCCTGAAGGCGCATCTGCTCGCCGCCGTGCCGGAACTCAAGAACAACGGCGACCGCCTGGTGATATTCATCGACAACGGCAGGGTCCGCAGCACCTCGGCCGAGAGCCTGTCCTTCGAATACGCCTATGACCTGCAGGTGATCCTCACCGACTTCGCCGGGCACCCCGACAGCGTGTTTCTGCCGCTGCTCGGCTGGCTGCTGGTGAACCAGTCGGATCTGCTGGCCAACCTCACCAAGGTGCAGGACGGCATCACCTTCGAGGCCGACATGCTCGACCGCAGCAAGGTCGACCTCGGTATCGTCCTGCCACTGACCGAGCGTGTCGTCGTCAAGCGTCGCGAGGATGGCCGCTACGATGTGAGTCACCCGGAAGAGCCCCAGCTCACCGAGGCCATCGAGGTCGATAGGCCGATGCAGATGCTCGCCAACGGCGAGCTGCTGGCCGAGTGGACGCCGCCGACGCCTACCGAGGCCGTCATGCTCGAGACGCCGCAGATCAGGCGCCCGGCCAATGGCTGACAGCCTCGAGGCTCTGGAAGACTGGGCAGGGCCGATTCTCCGCGCCCTCGAGCCAGGCCCTCGTGCTGCCCTCGCGCGTTCGCTCGCCCGCGATCTACGGCGCAGCCAACAGAAGCGCGTGATGGCACAGCGCAACCCCGACGGCAGCGCCTACGAGCCACGCAAGAAGCGCGAACTGCGCGGCAAGCAGGGCCGTATTCGGCGCAAGATCAAGATGTTCCAGAAGCTGCGCACGGTGCGCTATCTGCGCGCCAAGGGCGACGCCCAGGCGATCACGGTTTCCTTCGCCGGCCGGGTCACGCGGATCGCGCGAGTCCACCAGTACGGGCTGAAGGATCGCGCCGAGCGTGGCGCCCCAGAGGTCCATTATGCACAGCGGCGTCTACTCGGTTTCACCGAAGCCGACCTTGAGATGATCCGTGAGGGGCTGCTCGCTCACATTCCAGCCTGAGCATGTACGCGTGGCCGCTACAAACGCCGCTGGCTGCCTCCCGCGCGCGCGTCGCCCACTATCGGCGGCATGAACGACTTCGCCGCCCTCTCCCGCATAATCGAGAACCTGATCCGCCTCGGCACGATAGCCGCGGTGGACCATGCCGCGCAGCGCGTCCGTGTGTTGACCGGTGACCTGCTGACCGGCTGGCTGCCCTGGGCATCGCCGCGGGCCGGCGCCGACCGCGAATGGAACGCCCCCACCCTGAACGAGCAGGTACTGCTCTTCAGCCCATCCGGGCAGACCGCCAATGGCGTGGTCCTGACCGGCTTGTTCAGTGACCTGATCCCGCCCAACGGCGACCGCGACGCCCTGCATCGCACCACCTACCGTGACGGCGCGGTGATCGAGTACGACAGCGCCGCCCACCACCTGCGCGCAGTTCTTCCCGCCGGCGGTACCACCGAGCTCATCAGCGACGGCGGCATCCGCATCGTCGGCGACATCACCCACCAGGGCGACTACATCCAGACCGGCAACCAAACCGTCACCGGCAAGGTCACCGTGAGCGTCGACGTGATCGCCAAGGGCATCAGCCTGGTCGGTCATACCCACGGCGGCGTCATGCCGGGCGGCGCTACGACGGGGAAACCGCAATGAACGCCCACACCGGCGGCGCCATCGACCGCTTGGCACACATCCGCCAGTCGATCGCCGACATCCTCACCACTCGCATTGGTAGCCGCGTCATGCGGCGCGAATACGGCAGCCAGTTGCCGGAGCTGATCGATGCTCCGTTCAACGACACCACCCGCCTGCAGGTCTATGCCGCCACCGCCATGGCCCTCATGCGCTGGGAACCGCGCATCCGCCTGAGCCGTGTCCAGATCACCGGCCAGAACCTGGCCGGCCAGGTGCTCATGGAGATTGACGCCACCCTGGTGGACAGCAACGAGCCGCACAACCTGAGCATCCCCCTGCAGATGGGCGCCAGCGCATGACAACGAACTTCGTCGCCATCGACCTCAGCCAGTTGCCACCACCACACGCGGTGGAGCAACTGGACTACGAGCAGATACTCGCCGAGCGCAAGGCCTACGCCATCAGCCTCTGGCCGGAGGATCAGCAGGCGGAAATCGCCGCCCGCCTCGCCCTGGAGTCCGAGCCGCTGACCAAGCTGCTCGAGGAAAACGCGTACCGCGAAATGCTCTGGCGCCAGCGGGTCAACGAGGCGGCTCTCGCCAACATGCTGGCCAGCGCCCAGGGCGCCGACCTCGACCAGCTCGCCGCCAACTACAACGTCAGGCGCTTGGTCATCCAGCCCGGAGATCCGTCGAAGGTGCCGCCCGTACCGGAACTGCTGGAGTCCGACGACAGCCTGCGCGAGCGCGCGCAGATGGCCTGGGAAGGCCTCAGCACCGCGGGACCGCGTAACAGCTACATCTTCCACGCCCGCGCCGCCGACGGTCGCGTCGGCGATGCCTCGGCCGTCAGCCCATCACCTGCCGTTGTCGTGGTGACGGTGCAGGCCGCCCAGGGCAACGGCAGCGCTCCGGCGGACCTGCTGGCCATCGTCGACGCCTACCTCAACGATGCCGACCGTCGCCCCGTCGCTGATCGCCTGACAGTCCAGTCCGCCCAAGTGCTCGAGTACCGTGTCGACGCGACGCTCTACCTGGCCACCATCGGCCCGGAGTCCGAGCCGATACTCGATGCCGCCCGGGCCCGCTTGACGGCCTACGTCCATCAGCGTCGACGCCTGGGCATGGAAGTGTCCGAATCGGCGGTGCATGCGGCCCTCCACGTGGAAGGCGTGCGCAAGGTCACGCTCAGCAACTGGTCGGACATCGCCGCTACACCGGCCCAGGCGCCCTACTGCTCCGGAATTACGCTGACGCTGGGGGATGAGTGATGCCCAGTTTGCTCCCACGCAACGCCACCGAGCTGGAGCGCCTGGCCGCCGAAGCCCTGGCGCAGATCGAGCGGGTACCGATCCCATTGCGCCAACTGTGGAACCCCAGCACCTGCCCGGTCGCCCTTCTGCCGTACCTGGCCTGGGCGTTCTCCGTCGATCGCTGGGACAGCACCTGGCCGGAGCGTGTGAAGCGCCAGGTCATTCGGGATGCCTATCTCGTCCACTCCCACAAGGGAACCGGGAGCGCCCTGCGCCGCGTGGTCGAACCCGTCGGCTCGCTGACCGACATCCTCGAGTGGTGGCAACAGACCCCCGCCGGCGTCCCCGGCACCTTCGAAATCACCGTCGACGTCAGCGACAACGGTCTCGACGAGGAGACCGTGCTCGAGCTCGAGCGCCTGCTCGACGACGTGCGCCCAGTCAGCCGACACCTGACCCGCCTGGACCTGCGCATCACGCCGGACATCCTGGCCCGCCACGGCCTGGCGACGATCGACGGCGACACCCTGGAAATCAGCCCCTGGAAGCAGTGATATGACGACTCCCAAGTACGGCGGCCTGCTCACCGACATCGGCGCGGCAGCGCTGATCGCAGCGAGCGAAGCCGGGAAGAAGTGGCAACCCACACATATGCTCATCGGTGACGCCGGCGGCGCGCCCGGCGAGACGGCTGACCCCATCCCCTCGGCCGCTCAGACCAAGCTGATTCGCCAGCGCTACCGCGCTCAACTGAACCGTCTGTTCGTCTCCGAGCAAAGCGCAAACGTGCTGGTCGCCGAGCTGGTACTGCCGATGGCCATCGGTGGATTCTGGATACGGGAGATCGGCCTCGAGGACGCCGACGGGAAGTTCGTGGCGGTCGCCAACTGCCCGCCCAGCTTCAAGGCAGCGGTGGAAAGCGGCAGCGCGCGCACCCAGACCATCCGCGTGCAGATCATCCTATCCGGCATGGAGCACGTCGAACTGATCATCGACGACGGCATCGTCTACGCCACCCAGGACTGGGTGACGGCGAAGGTTGCCGCGGACTTCAAGGGACGCAAGGTGCTGGCCGGCAACGGCCTGGTCGGCGGTGGCGATTTATCTGCGGATCGCACCATCGCCTTGCCAGCCTCGGGCGTGGGGGCCGGCACCTACCGTGCGGTCACCGTCAACGCCAATGGCATCGTCACCACCGGCAGCAACCCGACCACGCTGGGCGGCTACGGCATCACGGACGCACTGCATGCCAGCGAGGCGGTCACCACCCCGACGGCGAACAAGCTGCTCAGGCTGAACGCGGCCGGACTACTACCGGCCTCGATTACGGGCAACGCAACCACTGCCAGCCGGCTTGCAGCGCCCATCACGCTCAGCGCAACCGGCGACGCAACCTGGGCGGCGCGCTTCGATGGCTCCAGTAGCGTCAGCGGCACCCTGACCCTGGCCAATACCGGTGTAGCCGTCGGCACCTACACGAAGGTCAGAGTGAACGCCAAAGGTCTTGTCACCAGCGCCACATCGTTGACGGCTGACGACATTCCTTGGCTGGATGCCAGCAAGCTCGCCACCGGTATTTTGCCTGTGGCTCGGGGCGGTACTGGCAACGCCATCGGCCAGGCAGCGACTGCACTCAAGCTGGCCTCCCCCCCGCACGCTGGCAATCGCTGGGGATGCCACCGGCAGCGCTGCATTTGACGGCAGCGCAAACGCCAGCATTACGGTTACGCTGGCCAATACCGGTGTCGCCGACGGCACCTACACCAAGGTCAGGGTAAACCCCAAGGGCCTAGTCATCGGTGCAACCACGCTTACTACCGACGACATTCCCTCTCTGGACGCCTCGAAAATTACGTCGGGCATGTTCGCCGATGCCCGACTTCCCTGGTACGCACAAGGGCTATGCACCAGCGCACCCAACACGACGGACCCGAACACCACGAACATCCCGCTCATCCTCACGAATCACGAGAACGGTCCGATTCCGGGGCAGTATTTCTATATCCAGACGATGATGTACAACCAGCGCAACGGCAACGCGGGGCAGATTGCCGTGCGCTACGCGGCGAACGCCGAAATGTATGTGCGCTACATGTACGACGTCGGCAACAAGCGCGGGGTCTGGTCCGCCTGGCGACGCTGCGATGTGGGTGGCTCGTTTGCAAAAGAGCCTGATAGCCGCATTGGAGACGCGTTCGACCTGAACACGCTTGAGGAATCTGGCTGGAGGTATCAGACATCAAACACCTATGCGGCCAACGGAGCAAACTATCCGACTGCAAAGGCGGGACGGCTGATGGTTTATCGAGCCTCCAGCGACTTCACCTATCAGACGTACCAGACCCATGACGGATACATGTTTCATCGTTGCCGTTATGCAGGTACCTGGCAGCCGTGGAGGGAGCAATGGACGACGCTCAACTTCAACCCGGCCAACTACGTGGCCAAGTCGGAGTACAACTGGTCTTCGCTACCAGGGAAGCCCGCAACCTTCCCCCCGGCAGGGCATAACCATGACGCTAGCCAGATTACCTCCGGCATCCTGCCGCTGGCTCGAGGCGGCCTTGGGGCGAACAATGCCACGACGGCGCGTAGCAACATCGGAGCCGGCACCATCGCCACAGCATCCTTGGGAGCAAGCGGTTGGTGGAGGGACAACGATACGGGTTACATCCGGCAATGGGGCCGTGTGACAGTGCCTGGTGATGGTACTGCGGCGATCACCTTCCCCATCGCGTTCCCGAATGTCTGCTTGGGCGGGTTCGCTGGCCAAACTGCGAATTTCCACCCAGGAACCGACGCGAGCACCTCGTTCTATAACCCGTCGACGACAGGTGCAACTTTGGAAAACGGGTATCAATTACAGGCGGTTTTGCTTTGGGAGGCATTCGGTCGATGAGCGCTAGCTATGTTTTCTCGCCGTCCGCGAGGGTCTTCTACCCCGTGTCCTTGCGCGAGGTCTACGAGGCCGGGATCGGCTGGCCGGATGACGGCGTCCCCGTCAGCGATGAAGTACACGCCCGCATTCTGCTAGAACAGGAGTCTGGCCGTGTGATCTGCGCGGACGCCGATGGACAGCCAGCAACGAAAGAACCACCGCCGCCCACAGAGGAGGCGCAGGCCGCGATTGAGCGCAACTGGCGTGACCGCCAGCTCGTCGACACCGACGCCCTGGTCGCCCGTCACCGCGACGAGCTCGAGGTTGGTACCACGACGCTCAGCGCGGAGCAGTACCAGGCGCTGCAGGCCTACCGCCGCCAACTGCGCGACTGGCCGGAGTCCGGTGAGTTTCCGCTCGCAGAACACCGGCCGGCCGCACCGGACTGGCTCGACGCCCTCTTTGCAGATGGCGTCTTGTAGCTTCCCGCCGTACAAGCTTCACACCTCGCCCCATCGCCGCGCGCGCGGCAGCCTGTGCAGTGTCATCCAACCACTGCACAGGCACACCCCATGGCCGCTGACCAATATCATCACGGTGTCCGGGTCCAAGAGATCAATGACGGGACCCGCCCCATTCGCACCATCGCCACCGCAATCATCGGCCTGGTAGCCACCGCCGAAGACGCCGACGCCACCGCCTTTCCACTCGATACGCCGGTACTCATCACCAACGTGCAGGCTGCCATCGGCAAGGCAGGCACCAGCGGTACGCTGCCCGCAAGCCTGCAGGCAATCGCCGACCAGGCCAACGCCGCCACCGTTGTGGTGCGAGTGAAGCCGGGCGAGGATGAAGCCGCGACCAACAGCGCGGTCATCGGCGGCGTCAGCGCCGATGGCAAGTACACCGGCATGAAGGCCTTGCTTGCCGCCAAGGCCCGCTTGGGCGTGGTACCGCGCATCCTCGGCGCGCCGGGCCTGGATACCCAGCCGGTCGCTACCGCACTCATAGCCATCGCCCAGCAGTTGCGCGGCTTCGCCTACGTCTCCGCAAACGGCTGCAAGACCAAGGAAGAGGCCACCGCCTACCGCGAGAACTTCGCCGCGCGCGAAGCCATGGTGATCTGGCCGGACTTCCTGACGTGGAGCACCGTGGTCAACCAGACCGTGCCTGCGCCAGCTGTTGCCCAGGCCCTGGGCTTGCGCGCCCGGATCGATCAGGAGGTCGGTTGGCACAAGACACTGTCGAACGTCGCCGTCAACGGCGTGACCGGCATCAGCGCCGACGTGTTCTGGGACCTGCAGAGCCCCAGCACCGACGCCAACTACCTCAACGAGAACGAGGTCACCACCCTGGTGCAAGAAGGGGGATTCCGTTTCTGGGGTTCGCGCACCTGCAGCGATGATCCGCTGTTCGCCTTCGAGAACTACACCCGCACCGCCCAGGTGCTGGCCGACACCATCGCCGAAGCGCACATGTGGGCGGTCGACAAGCCCATGCACCCGTCGCTGGTGCGCGACATCCTCGAGGGCGTGAACGCCAAGTTCCGCGAACACAAGGGGCTCGGCCTGATCATCGATGCCCAGGCCTGGTACGACCCCAGCATGAACGACAAGGACACGCTCAAGGCCGGCAAGCTGCGCATCGCCTACGACTACACCCCGGTGCCGCCGCTCGAGGACCTGACCTTCTTCCAGAAGATCACCGACAGCTACCTCGTCGACTTCGCCAGCCGCGTCAACGCCTGACGCCCAGCGCTCCCCGGACGGGGAGCCGACCCACCTGATTCCGGGAGAGCCCTACCATGGCCATGCCGCGCAAGCTCAAGAACATGAACCTCTTCAACGACGGCGGTAGCTACCAGGGCCTCGTGAAGTCCTGCACCCTGCCCCCGCTGGCCCGCAAGATGGAGGCCTTCCGCGGGGGCGGCATGAACGGCCCGGTCAAGGCCGACCTCGGCCACGACGACGACGGCATCCAGTTCGAGTGGACCGTCGGGGGCCTGGAGCTGACCGTCCTCAAGCAGTACGGCGCAGTCAGCGCCAGCGGCGTGATGCTGCGTTTCGCCGGCGCCTACCAGCAGGACGATACCGGCGCGGTCACTTCCGTCGAAATCGTCGTTCGCGGCCGGCACGAGACCATCGAAATGGGTGACGCCCAGCCCGGCGAAGACACCGAGCACAAGATCACCACCACCTGCAGCTACTACAAGCTCGTCGTCAACGGCGAGGAAGTCATCGAGATCGACCTGCTGAACTTCGTCGAGAAGGTCAACGGCAAGGACCTGCTCGAGGCACAGCGCAAGGCCATCGGCCTGTAATCCCTTCCCGCCGGCCCGGCCGGCGGTTTCTTTCCCCCTTGGATACCGAACCCATGAAAAACGAAAAAAAACACCGCAACGCCGGCCGAACACCAGACCATCACCGACAACTTCGTAGTCCTCGACCAGCACATCAAGCGCGGGGAGCAAATCATCAACACCCTCACTCTGCGCAAGCCCTCCTCTGGCGAACTGCGCGGCCTGCACCTGCTCGACCTGCTGCAGTTCGATGTGGCCGCGACCATCAAAATCCTGCCGCGCATCAGCCAGCCGACCATCACCGAGCCCGAGGCCGCCGGCATGGACCCGGCCGACCTGCTCGCCTGCGGCCAGGTGATCGCCGGTTTTTTGCTGCAGAAGCGGGCGAAGGCGGCAGCCTCCCTGATCGCGTAGAAAACGCCATGGCCGACCTGGCCGTGACGTTTCACTGGGCGCCGGACCATATGGACCGGCTCTCGCTCACCGAACTGATGGAATGGCGCGAACGCGCCCGGGTACGGAGTTCCGCCGATGGCGAATGACCTGCAGCTGCGCGTGCTGCTCAGCGCGATCGACAGAGCCACCGCTCCCCTGCGTCGCATCATGCAAGGCAGCGACGCGACGGCCCGGGCGCTCAAGGCAACTCGCGAGCGCCTGAAGCATCTCAACGCTCAGCAGAGCGACGTGCGCGCATTCCGTACCCAGCGCGGCGCTCTGGAGCAGGTCAGCACCGCGCTGGCCGCGCAACAGGCCCGGGTGAAAGCGCTGGCCCAGCAGATGGCCGCCGCCGGCAACCCCACCCGTGCGCTCACCCGCGACTACAACCGGGCCATCCGTGAAGCTGGTTTCCTCAAGCAGCAACACCTGCAGCAGAGCCAAGCCCTGCAGCAACTGCGCACGCGCCTCAGCAACGCCGGCATCAGCACCCGCAACCTCGGCCAGCATGAGCGCGACCTGCGCGCGCAGATCCAGGCGGCCAACGGCGCCATCAACAGCCAGGCGCAGCGCTTGCGCAATCTCAGCCAGCAGCAGGAACGCCTGACCCACGCCCGAAACACCTACAGCCGCGGCATCCAGAGCGCCGCCGCGCTGGCCGGCACCGGCATGGCGGCGCGCGCGACGGGCATGTACACCGGCGACAAGCTGCGGCAGATGCTCGGCGTGGGCTACGAGTTCGACGCAACGATGTCGGCAACCCAGGCGGTGACCCGCATCGAGCGCAAGGACGATCCGCAGATGCAGGCGCTGCGGCAACAGGCCCGCACCCTGCCGCTGTCCAGCAAATTCACCGACAAGGAAGTCGCCCAGGGCCAGTACTTCCTGGGCCGCACCGGCTACAACGCGAAGCAGATACTCGGCGCCATGCCCGGCATGCTCAACCTGGCTGCCGCGGGCGACATGGACCTCGGCGACACTGCTGACATTGCCTCGAACATCCAGACGGCGATGGGAATTCCGGCAGAGAAAATGGACCAGGTGGCCGACGTACTGACTGCGGCGTTCACCCGGAACAACGTCGACATCCGCATGCTCGGCGACTCGCTGAAGTACTCCGCCGGCGTCGGCCGCGAGTACGGCCAGAGCCTGGAGACGGTCACCACCGCCACGGCTCTTCTCGGCAACGCCGGCGTCCAGGGCAGCATGGCCGGCACCTCGATGCGCTCTGTTCTGACCCGCCTGGGCACGTCCAAGGCGGTAGCCAAGCTGGGCGTCCAGACCAAGGATGCCAACGGCAACATGCGCGACATGCTGGACATCCTGAAGGACATCAACAAGAAGACCGCCGGTATGGGCAACGTACAGCGCGGCGCGATCTTCAAGGACATCGCCGGGCAGTACGCGGTGACCAGCTTCGGCACCCTGATGCGCGCCGTCGAGGGCGGTCAGTTCCAGACCATGCGCGAAAGCCTGAACAACTCCGAGGGCGAGGCCGCGAGGGTCGCCGCGACCCAGTTGGACAACCTCAAGGGCGACATGACCATGTTGCATGCGGCCCTGGAAAACATTTCGGTCGAGCTGTTCGACAAGAACAGCCCTTGGCTGCGCGAGCTCGCCGCCGACCTCAGTCACCTGCTGCACAACGTCGGCGAGTTCCTGAAGGCCAACCCGCAAGTCAGCAAGGGCATCGTCATCACCGTCGCCGCGTTCTCGGCGCTGATGGCCACCGTCGGCAGCCTGGCCATCACCCTCGCCGGCATCCTCGGCCCGATGATCGCAGTCCGCTTCATGCTCGGCACCATCGGCATTCGCCTGCCCGGTCTGATCGGCCTGCTGAAACTGCTGTTCGCACCGATCCGCATGCTAGCCGGCCTGTTGATCGGCCCGCTGGTGACAGCCCTGCGCGTCGTGAGCATCGCGCTGTGGGGGCTGGCCGCCAACCCGGTGGTCCTGGCAATTGCCGCCGTCGTGGCGGTGCTGGCCGGCGCCGCGTACCTGATCTATCGCAACTGGGACGCCGTCAAGACGTACCTGCTGGGGCTGTGGGAAGAGATCAAGGCAGGTTTCGACGGCGGCATCGGGGGCATTCTTTCAACCCTGATGAATTTCAGCCCCCTCGGTCTGATCTACCGTGCGTTCTCCGGCGTCCTGGGCTACCTGGGCATCGATCTACCGGCACGCTTCACCGATTTCGGCAACATGATCGTCCAGGGCCTGGTGAACGGCCTGCTCGCCGGCATCGGGCAGATCAAGCGCGCGGTCCAGCGCGTCGGCGGCGCCGCGATCGACTGGTTCAAGGACACGCTCGGCATCCATTCACCGTCGCGGGTGTTCGCCGATCTGGGCGGGTTCACCATGGCTGGACTGGCCCAGGGCCTCGGCGCCGGCCAGGCCGGCCCGCTGAGCGTGATTGCACGTATCGGCCAGGGCCTGGTCAACGCAGGGCGCCAGGCTGTCGCCGGCCTGGACAGTGAGCTGACCCGAGGCACCCGCTCTACGATCACCCCGCCGGCAGTGGTGACCGAACTGGTCGCGGCCCAGCGGCAACGCTCGCCGATGTTCGACCAGCCGTTGCTGGCCATGCTGGGCGACCTGGGCAAGAGCGCCGGCGCCATCGGTGCCCTGGTGCTCGGCGCCAGCGCCCCAGCGCAGGCCATCACCATCGACAACCGTCCCCCGGTCAGCTCGGCGCCAGCGGCAGTCAGCATCGGCGGCGACACCTACTACATCACCATCCAGGCCGGTGCGGGCAGCGACGCCGCAGACCTGAAACGCACGCTCAGCCAACTGCTGGACGAGCGCGAACGCAACAAGGCGGCGCGCCTACGCGCCCGCCTGCAGGACCGGGAGTAACCACTATGATGCTGTCCCTCGGGATGTTCGTCTTCAGCCTGCACACGCTGGCCTATCAAGAGTTCCAGCGGCAGACCGAGTGGCGACACGCCAGCAGCAGCCGCATCGGCGCCCAGCCGGCGCGTCAGTTCATCGGTCGCGGCGACGACGCGATCACCCTGCCCGGCGTGCTGCTGCCGGAGCTGGCCGGCAGCGCGTTGAGCCTGGACGTGCTGCGGCAGATGGCTGACACCGGGTCGGCCTGGCCCATGGTCGAGGGCACCGGACGCATCTACGGCCTGTGGGTGATCGAGCGCGTGACCGAGACGCGGACCCTCTTCTTCGCCGACGGTACCCCGCGGCGGATCGAATTCTCCCTCGAACTCAAGCGCATCGATGACGGCCGCACCGATCTGCTCGGCTCGGTCCTCGGTACCGCTGGCAACCTGCTGAGACGCATCCTGTGATCGATGCCGCCCTCGCCCGCGTGACGGGCTACCTGACCAGCGCCGTCGACCAGCTGCAGCGCGACGCCGGCTACCCGGTGCCAGTGTTCCGGCTCACGGTCGACGGCAACGACATCGCCCAGCTCATCAGCCCACGACTGATCGCCCTGGACCTGACCGACAATCGCGGACTCGAGGCCGATCAGTTGAGCGTGACACTCAGCGATCATGACGGGCTGCTCGCGATCCCCCCGCGCGGCGCCGTGCTGCACCTCTGGCTGGGCTGGAGTGACAGCGGACTGGTCGACAAGGGCACCTACACCGTCGACGAAACCGAGCACAGCGGCGCGCCGGACGTGCTCAGCATCCGCGCCCGCTCAGCGGACCTGCGCAAGGGCCTGAAGGTCAAGCGCGAACGCAGTTGGAGCAGCCCGAAGACGCTGGGCGACGTGCTCACCGACATCGCCCTCGGCAACAACCTGAAGCCGGTGCTCGCGCCGGCGCTGGCGGGCCTGCCGATCCTGCAGCTGGACCAGGCCAACGAGTCCGACGCCAACCTGCTGACACGCCTGGGCGAGGACTTCGATGCGGTGGCCACCGTGAAAGCCGGCTGCCTGCTCTGCCTGCCGGCCGGTGGCGGCAAGACTGCCAGCGGCCTGGCGCTGCCGCACATCAACCTCACCCGCCAGGATGGCGACCAGCACCGCTACCTGCAGGCCGACCGCGACAGCTACGACGGCGTGCGCGCGTACTTCTACGACGTGAACAGCGCGAAGAAGCAGGAGGCAATCGCCGGCGCCAAGGGTGACAACCTGAAGGACCTGCGCCACACCTACAGCGACCGCCAGAGCGCCCTGCGCGCCGCCCGCGCCGAGTGGAACCGCCTACAGCGTGGCAGCGCCACGCTCAGCTACGCGCTCGCCAGGGGCCGGCCGGACCTGATCCCGGAACTGACCTACACCCTGCAAGGCGTGAAGACGGAGATCGATGCGATCATCTGGTACGGCGGCAATGTGCAGCACAGCCTCAGCGCCGACGGCGGCTACATCACCAGCCTGGAGCTGGAAAGCAAGCTGCCCGAGGACCTGGTCAGCGACCTGGCCGACGACACCGGCGGCGACTACACCGGCATCATCGCCTACTACCGCGACGAGAAGAGCGGGACGGAGAAGACCATCACCGCGGGAGACCAGAGCAAGCCGCGCCGCCTGCGCTATCTGTACAGCACCAAGGCCAGCGCGAAGCGGGCTGTCGATCGGGAGTGGGGACGAATGAATAAGTAGAAGTGGGTAGGGTAGAGCTAGATATCATTAGAAAAAAAATATCGTATATAGGCCTTGTATGCACAATATAGTAAACAACGGCACCAATGAGCATTAAAACATCAAGTATGAAGACCCCAACCAGAACCGCATACTGTATACAAATTCTAGCATCAATCCTCTGAAACTCTGAGCTATACACTCCCGGCTTATCGCTAAACTTGCTTTCAAAAACTCCCTTCTGTCTTTTAACCTCATCAGAAATAGTATCAAGAGTTGACCTCTGATTAAGAAGAAACCCTAAAAGAAGGGCACAAAAAAACAACCACCCCAAAGAATATTATTGTATTAGCAGCAAATTGAGAATTAAGCGATACTGTTTTCTTGACCTGACTTAGGGCAACAAAAGTTGCAACCGGTATTCCAAGTATTTGACCTTGAATATCAGTTATCGCCTTATGCACCCTTGTAATAACATCAACCTTAAATGAATGTATCTCCGCAACGGCCTTCTCATAAGTAAAGTCAGCCGCAAAAATGTTATAGCCAATCAGAACCCTTGAATACAAACCATCTAGGTTGTCTAGTATAAATTTGAATCTGTTTCTCAGATCAATCCCATCGAGCATAGCAACAAGACTTTCACCAAATATTCTTACTTTCTGACTATGATGAAGAGGATCGGCCATTAAGCGGTCAAGCCTTTCAAAGGATTGCAATTTAAAACTACCAACATCATCAACGGAATAGACAACAGGAATAATAAATCGTCCATCCTTATAGAAAACAAACTCTTCCTTTGTCGTATCCAGATAGTGAGCGGAATCCGAAAGCAGATTTATAAGCCTCATCAGATCCCTGTACTTGCTCACGAGCACCGGAACGGTCTCATCCCCGGAGTAAAACCCTGAGTCCAACAGATAATAGTAATTTCTTTCCTTGATCTTTGCCCCTCGAGCTCTAAGGTAACCAGAAAAATCGTCGGCTAATATCCCCATACCAACCCTAGGTGGCGACAGAGAGATAATAAAATCTTGCCCAAGGTTTACGTTGGCGTAGTCGCCCTTAATGACGCTACGCCAGATTCGTCAACGTTAGACTCATCAACAGCTAGAATCAATGCGTCTCGTATTTCCTCATTGGATACTTTTAATGAAAACTTACTTCCGTCGATCCTAACAGCTGATCGGTAAAGTGGAAGCAAGTCATCAAACTTAATCCTCTTCGCCATCTTGATTGTCTTCTGCAACGAGCCTGCGAACTAGTTCTTCCGGCAGGTTCTTGATTGTCAAACTTTCTGTCTCTGAATCAAAGAAAATCTCATCATTGAGCAGCGCAGCCCGATCAAAAACGAGCCTCCAATTCTTGGTCACACCACTAAATTTAACCAGTGATCGCAATGAACGCTTATCAGGAATGAACCCATCCGAAACATTTTCACCGGAGTCCTCAAACGCCTGGTTTAACTGCTGAGGGTCTTCTGGCCATAGTTCATTAGAGAAGACCTCCAATTCAAAAGGCGTTTCATTGTCAGCATATCTCTTACAAATAGTATAGGCATTACGTAGAAACTCATCTTTCTGTGCCTCATCCATTCCTTTGGAATTCGCGAAGCCTTCCAAGATAGAATTCAGCTTCTGAGTCTCAACCACTGCTGCAACGGAGTTATTACACCCCAAGAAAATCTTAAAGAAGTCGGATACTTTGTCTTGCCCCCGCCCCTTAATAAAGCTTAGGTATTTGTCTCCCCCCCGCCGCCCAGTGAGTAAGGTTTACCCGCCCCGCCAACCGAAAACCTTTTATATCCAGATGCATTGCATCCACAACATCTTTTTCTTTATTTAACGCAGTACCGAGCTCATCATTAAGGATGGCAACAATAAGATAGTCTGAATTATCCGCCACCCTTTTAAAATGAGCAATAAAAACATGACCGCCGGTAGACGCTGTCCCTTGGGCCTCTTTCTTGAGGCTTTCAACCATTTTGCATGTGGTAGCAACAAAATCCGACTCGCCATCTATAAAGTAGGAGCTCAAAAAATTGCGAAACCGGATATATATCAACATCCTCTTCGAACCGACCATGAGACTTCCCTGTTTTACCCGCATATATCTTGGCCAACTGATCAATTAACCGTTGAACCGTATCACCAACCTCTAAAACCTCTTCCCTATTTTCAATAACAAAACCAGCCTTAGTTCGGACGAGGCTATGAACTATGACATTCACGATCTCGTTCTCCACCACCTGTGCATCTACTACTTCATCATCAGGCGCATCAATATTCGCTTGCTGTTCTCCAGCCATAACCACTCCCCATACTTTTTTCAAAAAAATCAACACCACTCAAGACTACGACTTATCTAAATCTTCATAAGCGTATATCAAAGAACCCTCACAAACTTCTAGTCACTACATACCTGCCCTATGTTCTTCTAACCGAGTCGATCCCTATACGCCTCAGTCAACTTACTCTTTCTGGCATTATTCTCTGCCTCAGAATGCTCTCTTAGAATTCTTTTGCCTATATATATGAGCCCACCGCCAAGAGAGAACCCCCAGAAAACACGACGAGCCAAGAAAAAGGTAAAAAAGACTGGAGATTTGATAATTATAAAAAAACAGGAGAATACTCCCAAACCCAGCCAATCACCGGATACTGGGTATTACGATAGAGTTCAATTATCAAGTTCTTAACATTAACAGCAATGAAAAAAATCGCTCCCATCAAGGCTTATAGCGATGCTCTTCAGTGCCGACACCAAGAAAACCACAATAAATATAGACGCCACCACCCACCCAAGCACCACCAGTATTCTGGCTCTAAATTTCTCTCGTTCTAAATCCATATATCCTCCTATAACAAATCAAACAAGTTCCCGCCATAGACAAATGTCTCAACAAGGAACCTCTCCAGTCTTAACCAAGTGAGAAAACTGTTCCTCTGTCAGAATGAAAGCACCATACCCTTGGGCACTCTCAACCTTTGTAGGACCGGCATTTCCACCAATGCAAAGTATCGACAGGGACTTTCCAACAGTTTTCATAACTCGAAAACCGTGTTCAGTAGCCACAGACTCTAGACGGTCTTTATCTGCGGATTTGAAGCCAGTAAAAAGAATCTGCGGTCGCATGTCTGGCATGGCTTTTGGTGCAGGTTCTGGAGTTGGTGGGGCATCTGCGCCCAAAAGAAGATGGACGCCCTCAAAGAATTGGAGGATACGGTCCTTCCGATAGGTTTTCGGCAAACTCTCAGTGGGGGAGCACCCCTGGATGTAGCGAGAGCTTTCACGCCAAGTTACGAGGCTACGAGTAGTTTCAACGCCTGTTACATCGCGGTAGAGAAAGGTCAGTACTGACATAACGACAGTCCATGTCATGTTCTCGATGGGAACAGATCATGCCAGCCTTTTGGCATCAGCGACAACGGCCTCCAGCTCCGCGAGGCGCCGCTCCAGAATTTTCAGACGTTTCTTTTCCTCAGCAGCAAGCTGTATTTCTCGCTGCTCGCCCTCGTCCAGTTCGCGCCAGAGTGCCAGCAGGGCCTGCTCGCGGGGATTCTCTGCCCCGTCATGAGGCACTTTCACAGATGCGCCTCTGAGCATCTGACCATCCCCTGTAAGCAGCCAGTCAACAGAGATACCCAATCGAGAACTTATCGTCCCCAAGGCCTCGGCGTTTGGTTCCCGCAGCCCCAGGGTGTAGTTCTGGAACGATCTGTAAGGTATCTCGCACGCTTCCGCAGCCTCCTTGATCGAAAGCCCCTTGGCTTCCAGGGCCGCTCGCAGCCGAACGGAAGTTTCCGTTTGTGCATTCTTATCTGTTGACATTTCCAAATGGGTGCCTAACATATGTCCGAGTGGGTACATCTTATCTATATGGGAACACTCGATCTATGACCCCTAATCAGATCCGTGCACGCCTCGTCGAAAAGGGCAGCAGCTACCGAAAGTTCGCGCTGGCTCGCGGCTACGAGCCGCGCAATGTCACCCAAGTGGTGGCTCGCTGGGCAGGAGCGGAACGTTTGCCCAACGGTCGCCTCGCCTACGCGATTCTGAAGGACCTATCTGAAGAGATAGGTGCCGATGTCGTCCCCGGCATTCGCCAGCCCGCAACCGAACAGTAATGACCGCCGCCCTGGGGAGACACCAGAAGATGAAACGCCCGCTCCTAGAAACGCGGCGCCAGGTGGTCAGCGCGATCATCGGCGCCTACCCCGGCGGTCGCGAGTGCGCCGCCGCCCGCTTGGGCCTCGACCTGAAGAAGTTCGACAACCACGCCTACGAGAACGCCGGCAGCAAACCGCTCAGCGACGACCAGTTGCTCCTGCTCGAGCAGGAAACCGGCACCAGCCACTTCCCCGAGTATGTCGCCCACCTGTACGGCGGCATGTTCGTGCAGATGCCCGATCCGGCTCAGCTGGACAACCTCGACCTGTACGCCCGTGGCGTCGCCACCGCCATCAAGCGCGGCGAGGTCGACCGCATCATCGCCGAGGCGCTGCGCGATGGAGAGATCGATGAGGCCGAACTCGCCGAAATCATTGTCGCTCACCGCCAACACCTGGCCGCACGACATGCCGAAGTCGGCGCAGTGATCACCCTGCACCGGAGGGTCAAGGCGTGAGCGTCTACAAGCTCGTCTGCCCCTGCTGCCACAGCCGGATGCGGATTCGCTCCTCCGAGGGCCAAACCCCGTGCTTCCGCTCGATGTACGCGCAATGCACAAACGCGCTCTGCGGCGCCACCTTCACCGGCTCCCTGAGCTGGGACTACCAGCTCAGCCCCTCGGGCCTCGAGCGGCCACTGCTGGTGCTCCCCATGGCGCCTTCGAAAACCCGTCAACTGGCACGCCGCGACCTCGCGGCCGCAACCAACCAACTGGACCTGCTGGATCATGTGGAGTGCATGCAATGAACGGCACCAACGACTACCGCAGCACCATGCAGCAAGCCGCCGCAGCGTACCTGCAGGCCAACGCCAACCAGTATCTTTCCTCCGGCTCCGACCGGTTGTTCGATGCCTGTGTCAACCATCTGGCCAAAGGCCTTGAGGTCCCCCAATTCATGGCCGAACAACTCGCCCAGCGCGCGTGGGATGAAGTCTTCGCGGGGCCAGAGCCGATCTGGCTGGGCATCGACTGGGGCCAGGGAGACGACGAGGTGGTCTACCTGATCGACACCCGCAATCACTGCCGCTTCCCGATCCCGGCCCGCTATCTGCCCGCGCACCTGCTCAAACAGCGCCCCCAGCACACCCAGTAATCCCTGAAACACGCCCTACCCACTGATGTGGGTTTGGGGAAGTTACGCCCAGAATTCGAGGTATCCCGCCATGAGCGGCCACATTTCAATCACCGTCGAAGTCGACCAGAACCAGGCTGAGAAGTACCTGCTCTGGCTGGTCAGCCAGTACGAAGCCGCCATGGCCGAGTGCTGGTACGACGATCGCTACCGCTATACGCCGCAGGGGCTGCGCGGCAAGCGCATCCTCGAGGACCGCCCACACATTGCTGGCATCTGCCGGACGATCCGCGAACTGCGCAAGCAGATTCGGGGGCGCGCATGAAGGAAATGGACCGCGAGCTCAAGGCCGACGTGCTGCGCCGCCTACAGGATCAGTACGGCCTGACGCCGATCAAGGGCACGAAGTACATGCGCAAGGGCGAGTGCCCGACGTGCGGCAAAAAGGAGCTCTACACCCTGGTCGACAGCCCCTGGTTCATCCGCTGCGGGCGCGGCAAGTGCGGCGACACCTGGCACATCAAGGAAATCTACCCGGAGCTCTTCGACGACTGGAGCAAGCGAGCGCCGGCCACCGACAAGGAACCCGCCGCCTCGGCCCGGGCGTACCTTGCACATGCCCGCGGCTTCGACTTGACGCTGATCGATGGCTGGTACAGCCAGGAAAACTACTGGGACCGCGACCTTGAGATCGGTAGCGCGACAGTACGCTTCCCGCTGAAGAAAGGCGGCTACTGGGAACGCCTGATCGATCGCCCGAGCCGCTTCGGCAAGAAGAAGGCGCGCTTCAAGCCGGGCGACAGCCCGCGCGGTGTCTGGTGGTGCCCACCCAGCGTCGACCTGCAGGTGGTGAAGGAGCTGTGGATCGTCGAAGGTATCTTCGACGCCATCGCGCTGCTGCACCACGGCATCGACGCCGTGTCGGCCATGAGTTCCAACGCCTTCCCCGAGCAGTCTTTGCGCGAACTCGCGACAGCCCGTGGCGGCAAGCTGCCGAAACTGATCTGGGCGCTGGACAACGAACCCGGCGCCCACAGGTACACCCGGCGGTGGGTGACCGAGGCGCGTGCCCTGGGCTACGTCTGCGAAGCGGCCCAACTACCGCAGCGCAACAACCGCAAATTCGACTGGAACGACCTGCACCAGCGCTGGATGTTCATCGATGACGCGGCCGAGCGCGTCGCGCAGATCGAGAAAGACCTCAAGACCGCGCGTCATGAGGGCGCGCTGCTGATCGCCGAGAGTGCCGCCGAGAAGGCCCTGCTGATGTACGACTGGGGCAAGCGCGGTGAATTCCACTTCCGCTTCGCCAACCGCCTCTACTGGTTCAAGCTGGATATCGAGAAGTTCAACAAGGCCATGCAAAGCCTGGAGGACAGCGACAACCACGACGACCAATTGCTGAACCAGAAACAGATGCGCGACAAGGCCCTGCAGCAAGCCGGCGGCGTCGTGGAAATCGCCAACTGCTTCCCCCAGGCCCTGTACTTCCAGCGCAACGAGGTCACAGACGAGAGCTGGTACTACTTCCGCATCGACCGCCCCGACGACGAGAGCGTGAAGAACACCTTCACCAGCGCCCAGGTCGCGGCGGCCAGCGAGTTCAAGAAGCGCCTGCTCGGCGTGGCGGCCGGGGCGATATTCACCGGCAGCGGCGCGCAGCTCGACCAGATCATGAAGCTGCAACTCACCGGCCTGAAGACGGTGGCCACCATCGATTACCTGGGCTACAGCCGGGAGCATGCCTGCTACGTCCTGGGCGACGTGGCGGTGCGCGGTGGCGTGATCGAAAAGGCCAACGCCGAAGACTTCTTCGAGTTCCAGAAACTGCGCCTGAAGACCCTGCAGCGCTCGATCAAGCTGCAGATCGCCACCGACGCCAAGGACTACCGCCCGGAGTGGCTGGACTGGCTGTGGACCTGCTTCGGAGCCAAGGGCCTGGTGGCGCTGGCGTTCTGGTTCGGCTCGCTGTTCGCGGAGCAGATCCGCGCCGAGTTCCAGTCCTTTCCGTTCCTCGAGGCCACCGGCGAGGCCGGTGCCGGCAAGTCCACGCTGATCACCTTCCTATGGAAGCTGCTCGGCCGGGCGGACGAGGAAGGCCAGGACCCGTCGAAGATGACCAAGGCGGGCCTGCGCCGCTGGCTGACCCAGCTGTCGAACATGCCCATGGTCATGCTCGAGGCCGACCGCAGCGACAACAGCCGCGCCGGCGGCGCCGCCAAGTCATTCGACTGGGACGAGTTCAAGCCGCTGTTCAACGGCCGCGCGCTGGGCGTGACCGGCCAGAAGACCGCCGGCAACGAGACCTACGAGCCACCCTTCCGCGGCACCCTGGTGATGAGCCAGAACGCCACGGTGCAGGCCTCCGAAGCGATCATGACCCGTATCGTGAAGCTGCACTTCATTCGCCCGGAGATCACCCGCGAGAGCCAGGCCGCGGCCGACAACCTCAACCACCTGGACGTGCTCGAGGTCAGCCACTTCCTGCTGATGGCCATCCGCGCGGAGGCCCGCGTGCTGGAGTGCTTCCGCGAGCGGCTGAAGGTTCACAGCGCGACGCTGCGCGGTCTGAAGCAGATTCGTATCGAGCGGCTGATACTCAACCACGCGCAGATGATGGCCCTGGTCGACGCATTGCGCCTGGTGGTGCCGCTGTCCGAGCACCAGCTCGCCTGCGCTCAGCAGACCCTGATGACGATGGCCCTGGAGCGCCAGGACGCCGTCAACGCCGACGCGCCCGAGGTGGCCGAGTTCTGGGAGGTCTACGACTACCTCGAAAACCTCAGCGAAGAGCCGGTGCTCAACCACAGCAAGAACCCCGGAACCATCGCCATCAACCTCAACGAGTTCGTGAAGCTGGCCGCCGACCACCGCCAGAAGGTGGCCGACGCGGCAACCCTGCGCGACCTGCTGAAAGAGTCCCGCCGGCACAAATTCATCGAATACAAGGCCGTCGACAGCGCAGTGCGCGCGGCACATGCCCGCCAGAACCCTTTCACCAACCGACCCAGCACCGTCAAGTGCTGGATTTTCCAAGCCTGACCGGCGCGGCAACGCCGGAACTGCAACCCCAAAGGAGAGACACCATGCAACCCCTCCTCCACGACTATCTGCAACTGATCCACGACTTCCAGACCAGGCAGCAGGAGAACGAGGTAGCCGGCCTCACCGCGCTGAAACGCCTGCTGCCGATCGCCCAGCGCGACAGCGGCCAGAGCGGCGTGATCGGTCGGTTCCTGCTCGGCCTGTACAACGGCCAGGCTCACCGCTTCGACCTCACCGAGCTGCGCGGCCTCGACCCAGCGCTGTTCGATGCGTGCCTGTCCGTGCTGCGCATGGACTACGCCCCGAAACAGGAAGTGCATGAGTACTTCGAGGACGGCGACGCGATCTGGCAGGACCTGCGCAAACGCTGGGCCGCAGCATCGCTGCCGGCATAGGGAGACTAACTGTGGATGTGATCGACCAGGCCAACGAACGGGCCGAGAACATGATCCAGGCCGCCCTGGCCCAGCGGACGAACACCCGCCTGGCGCCCAGCGCCCTCTGGTGCGAGGACTGCGGCGAGCAGATACCCGAGGCCCGCCGCCAGGCCGCCCCGGGCTGCGAATGCTGCATCAGCTGTCAGGAACTGCGCGAGCACCCCGCGCGGCGTTGAAGAAGAGGCGCCAGGGAGCGGCAACTCCCTGGCGCCAACCACCCCAAAGGAGAGACACCATGAATCAGCCTCAAGGCGGCAGCGCCAAGGCTAGCACAGCCACGTCGGCCACCCGCACTCGTCCAGCGATGGCCAGCAAGCGGCTGGACCTTCCAAGCACCTGCGACATCTGCGGCAACGCGCGTTCCACCGGCAAGCACCAGCGCTGCAGCCGGATTCGCCAACAGACGAAGGCGGTCGAGTGGGCCAGCTACATGGCCAACCTGTCGGCCAGGAAGGCGCAGGGAGGGCGGCGGCATGCTTAAGCGCACCCTCTACCACTTTCACTTCTGCTGTGGCCTCGGCGGCGGCGCCAAGGGCTTCAACCGCTCGCGACCGCGCGTCGGCAATGTCGAAGCGCAATGGGAATGTCTCGGTGGCATCGACGTCGATGCGGGCGTATTGCGCGATTTCGCCAAACTGGCTGGCGTACCAGGCACCCAGCTGGACCTGTTCACCCGCGACCAATACATCCGCTTCCATGGAAAGGAGCCGCCCGCCGGTTGGCGGGAGGCAACTCCAGAGGACATCCGCCGCGCCGCCGGCGGCAAAAGACCGGATTGCGTGTTCATTTCCAGCCCCTGCAAGGGCGCGAGCGGCCTGCTGTCCGAGGAAAAGGCGAAAACTCCCCGCTACCAGGCCCTCAACGAACTGACCCTGCGCTGCATCTGGCTGATGGGCGAGGCCTGGGCGAATGACCCGGTGCCGCTGATCGCCTTCGAGAATGTCCCACGCCTGGCAACCCGTGGCCGGCACCTGCTCGACCAGATCGGCCAGTTGCTCAGCCACTACGGCTTCGCCAACGCCGAAACCACCCACGACTGCGGCGAGTTGGGAGGGCTGGCGCAGAGCCGCAAGCGCTTCCTGCTGGTGGCCCGGAACATCGAGAAGGTCCCAGCCTTCCTGTACGAGCCGGAGAAGAAGAGCCTGCGCGCCGTCGGCGACATCCTCGCCCGTATGCCGCTGCCCGGCGACATCGAGGCCGCGGGCCCGATGCACCGAGTGCCGTCGTTGCAGTGGCGGACCTGGGTGCGGCTCGCCCTGGTACGCGCCGGCAGCGACTGGCGCAGCCTGAACGAGCTGGCGATCGAGGATGGCCACCTGCGCGACCTGGTAATCGTGCCGGAGTACCGCTCCGGCTACATGGGGGTGCATGGGTGGGACGACACTGCCGGCACTATCGCCGGCCGTTCCGGCCCTACCAACGGTGCGTTCTCGGTCGCCGACCCGCGCTACCGTCAGGCTTCGAACTGGAACCACGGCCAGCAGTTCGGGGTGATCCGCTGGGCCGAGTCAGCGCCGACTATCCCCGGGCAAACGATGCCAGGCCAAGGCACCTTCAGCGTCGCCGACCCGCGCCCCAACTGGAACCGCCACAGCGGCAACTATCGGGTGATCCGCTACGACCAACCTGCCGGCACCATCATCGCCGGCGGCAAGGGCGTCCAGGGCGGCCAGCAGTCGGTGGCCGACCCGCGCATCCTGCACCGCGGCAAGGGCGACAACTACCTGACCGGCGGTCACTACGGGGTGATCGGCTTCAACCAGCATTCCGGCGCCATCGCGGCCAGCTCCCGCTACGACAGCGGCCGATTCAGCGTCGCTGACCCACGCATCCCAGCAGCGGACGAACGCCTGACCTGCATTATCCGCAGCCTCGACGGCACCTGGCACCGCCCCTTCACCACGCTGGAAAAGGCAGCCCTACAGAGCCTGGTCGAACCCGAGGAATACCTGGTGCTCGACGGTATGAGCGACAAGGACTGGAGCGAGCGCATCGGCAATGCCGTGCCGCCACACGCCGCTGAGGCCATCGCTGATGTCATGGGCACCACCCTGCTGCTGGCCGAGCAGGGCGAGACCTTCAGGCTCAGCAACACCCCAATCTGGGTGCGCAACGTGGCGGTGGCGCTGAGCGTTTCACAACCCGCTGAAAGTCGCTGAGGTGAACGGCATGCACGAATTGCTGAAGATGCTGGACAGCCCGCGCAGCTTGCTGAATTTCTCGCTGGCAATTCTGGTTGTCCTGACTGTGTTCTTCATGTTGAAGAGCAGCGCGCAAGCTGCTTCGCAACCAGCCTCCTCCCTTTCCACGTCCATGGAAGCACACTCAAGGGGGAAGCAACCGTGAAAGCACTGAGCATTCGCCAACCATGGGCCTGGCTGGTCGCCAATGGCCACAAGGACATCGAGAACCGCGACTGGGCGACCAACTTCCGCGGCCGCTTTCTGATCCACGCAGCCAAGGGCATGACACGCGACGAGTACGAGGAGGCCCACGACTTCGCCGCGTACAACGGCGTGACCATCCCAGCGCCGCACGAACTGGAGCGCGGCGGGATAGTCGGCGAGGCCAGCATCATCGGCTGCGTCGATCGCAGCAACTCACTGTGGTTCTTCGGCCGATACGGGTTCGAACTGGCTGACGCCAGGCCACTGCCGTTCCAGCCCATGAAGGGCCAACTGGGGTTCTTCGAAGTTGAGGTAGCGCAATGACTGATCGGGCCAACCGCCAGCACCTGCTGGTATGCGAAGCCCGGTACTGGCTCCGGCGTGGCTACACCACGCCGGAGAAAGTCGTCGAGCTGAAAGAGACCCTTTACAAAAAGCGCGGCGAGGAGGCCGTCACCCAGCTGATCGAGGAAATGCGCAGGCAGTGGGGTAGCCGCCATGAGTGGCAGGGGGGGCCGGATGAATAACGGCATGCGCCAAGAATACCGGAGCGGCGATTCTCGGCGATGGTCACCTGCCTCCGGCAGTACACTTGGGGGCAGTCCATGACCGAAACTTCCAGCGTGCTGACCTTCGACGACCTCAAGCGTATCACCGGCTACGTCCGGCGGGCCGACGTGGAGCGAGCCCTGCACGAGCAGGGCATCCGAACTTTCCGGGGCCGCGCAGGCCCCTGGACCACCGTGGAGCTGATTAACCAGGCCGGCGGGCTGCAGCCGGCGACTCAGGAGCAGTACGGCGTCGAGATTCTATGAGGCGATCCAGGAAGCACAATCCCAACATCCCCCCGCACATCGACCAGGCCGCTATCCCAGCGGCCGTTTTCTTTGACCACCGCGGCAAAGGTACCTGGTACACCCTGCACCGCGATGAGGCCGGCCGGCAGCACCGGCAGAACATCGCCAGCAGTTCTGCCACACTGGCCGAGCTGCACAAGATCATGGAAGTCCGCAACGGCATCGATCGCGAGAGCCTGAACCACCTGTGCGAGCAGTACCACGACAGCGCCAAGTTCAAGCGGCTCGCGCCGAAGACCCAGGACAGCTACAGCTGGTCGCGCGACGTCCTGGTCAACATCCCCACCAAGCTTGGTAAGCCTCTCGGCGAATTGGCCGTGCGCAAGTTCACCCCTGCGCTGATCCAGCGGATCATTGACCGGATCGCCGACGAGGGAACGCCGTCGAAGGCCGCCCATGCACTACGGTACTTGCGCCTGGTGATGCAGTGGGGCCGCAACCGCGGCTACCTGGACAACAACCCGGCCATGGGCATCGAGGCGCCGGTCGAGCGCAAGCAGCGCCGCCTGCCTTCCCATGAAGTGATGCAGCGTCTGATCGACCGTGCCCGCGAGCTGGGCCAGTTGAAACGCGGGCAGAAGGACGCGGTGCCGCCGCACCTGGGCTACGTCATGGAGCTGGCCTACCTGTGCCGGCTGCGCGGCATCGAGGTCGTCACCCTGACCGACGCCAACGAGCTGGCCGAGGGCGTGCTCACCAACCGGCGCAAGGGCAGCCGCGACAACGTCGTCACCTGGACGCCGCGCCTGCGCGCTGCCTGGGACGCCGCCAAGGCTCGCCGCGCCCAGGTATGGAAAGCCCGGGGCACGGCCGTGCCGGTCAACCCCGAGAAGCGCTTCATCATCACCGCCGAGCACGGCGGGCCACTGGGCAAGTCTGGCCTGGACACTGCCTGGAACCGTTTCATCCGCAACGCCATCACCGCGGGCGTCATCACCGCCGAGCAGCGCTTCGGTCTGCACGACCTCAAGCGCCGCGGCATCACCGACACCCCCGGCACCAGGGCCGACAAGCAGGAAGCCAGTGGCCACCGCGACGAGTCCATGCTCGACATCTACGACCTGAGCGTCCCGAAGGTCGCCCCCTCCGCCCTCTGATCACTCCCGAAACCTGCGTAACAAGCGCGCCGGGCTCCGCAAGGAATCCGGTCGCCAGCGCTACCAATGCGTAACAAGCCAGAACCTAAGTTACTGACATAAAAGCCGAAAATGCTTTTCTTGTAATCAGTAGGTCCCGGGTTCGACTCCTGGTGCCGGCACCACGAATCCCCGAAAAGCCCCGCCTCGCGCGGGGCTTTTTTGTTTTATCCTCCTACCTGCCGCCCGATGATGGCACTTCGCATAGAATGCCGGGTCAGATGCACCTACCAGATCTGGGGTTGGCAGGATCGCCATTTTTCCCGTACTAATCGTCGTCTTCACGATCGATTGGTACACCTTGGCGGGACGTTTCGAAGCAGCCCTACGGACAACCACTGCTTGAACAAGGTATGACTCATGACGATTCTCGTGACCGGCAGCGCCGGCTTCATCGGCGCCAATTTCGTGCTCGACTGGCTGGCCCTGCATGACGAGCCGGTGGTCAGCCTCGACAAGCTCACCTACGCCGGCAACCGGCAGAACCTCACCAGCCTCGACGGCGACGCCCGGCACACCTTCGTCGCCGGCGATATCGGCGATAGCCAACTGGTAGCCCGCCTGCTCGCCGAGCACCAGCCGCGGGCGATCCTCAACTTCGCCGCGGAATCCCATGTGGACCGCTCGATCCACGGCCCCGAGGACTTCATCCAGACCAACATCGTCGGCACCTTCCGCCTGCTGGAAGAAGTGCGCGCCTACTGGGGCGCGCTGGAGCCGGAAGCGAAGGCGGCATTCCGCTTCCTCCACGTCTCCACCGACGAAGTCTATGGCTCGCTGGCACCGAGCGATCCGGCCTTCACCGAGAACAACCGCTACGAGCCGAACAGTCCCTACTCGGCGTCCAAGGCGGCCTCCGACCACCTGGTGCGGGCCTATCACCACACCTACGGGCTGCCGGTGCTGACCACCAACTGCTCGAACAACTACGGCCCCTACCACTTCCCGGAAAAGCTCATCCCACTGGTGATCCACAACGCCCTGGCCGGCAAGCCGCTGCCGATCTACGGCGACGGCCAGCAGATCCGCGACTGGCTCTACGTCAAGGACCATTGCAGCGCCATCCGCCGGGTCCTCGAAGCCGGGCAACTGGGCGAGACCTACAATGTCGGCGGCTGGAACGAAAAGGCCAACCTCGACGTGGTCGAGACCCTCTGCGCCATCCTCGACCAGGAGCAGCCGCGCGCCGACGGCCGCAGCTATCGCGAGCAGATCACCTTCGTCAAGGATCGTCCGGGCCATGATCGCCGCTACGCCATCGATGCCACGCGCCTGGAGCGCGAGCTGGGCTGGAAGCCGGCGGAAACCTTCGAGACCGGCATCCGCAAGACCGTGCGCTGGTACCTGGACAACCAGGACTGGGTGGCCAACGTAACCAGCGGTGCCTACCGCGAGTGGGTAGGTAAGCAGTACGCATGAACCGGATCCTTCTCCTCGGCGCCAACGGCCAGGTCGGCTGGGAGCTGCAGCGCGCCCTGGCGCCGCTGGGCGAACTGCTGGTCTGCGACCGCCGGCGCGCCGATCTCGCCGACCCCGAAGGCCTGGCGCGACTGGTTCGCGCCGAGCGGCCGCAGTTCATCGTCAACGCCGGTGCCTACACCGCGGTGGACAAGGCCGAGAGCGATGCCGACAACGCCCGCCTGATCAATGCCCGCGCGTCGCGGTACTGGCCGAGGAGGCCGCGGGCTGCGGCGCCTGGCTGGTGCATTACTCCACCGACTACGTGTTCGACGGCGCGGGCAGCGTGCCTTTCGCCGAGGACGCGCCGACCGGCCCGCTGAGCGTCTACGGGCAGACCAAGCTGGAAGGCGAGCAGGCCATCCGCGCCAGCGGCTGCCGCCACCTGATCTTCCGCACCAGCTGGGTCTACGCCGCGCGCGGCGGAAACTTCGCCAAGACCATGCTGCGCCTGGCCGGGCAACGCGACGAACTCAAGGTCGTGGCCGACCAGTTCGGCGCGCCGACCAGCGCCGAGCTGATCGCCGACGTCACCGCCCAGGCCCTGCAGCGCCTGCGCTGGGATGCCGAGCTGGCAGCACGGGCCAGCGGCACCTACCACCTGGTCGCCAGCGGCGAGACGTCCTGGCACCTCTATGCGCGCTTCGTCATCGAACAGGCGCTGGAGCGGGGCTGGGAGTTGCAGGCGACGCCGCAGCGGGTCCTGCCGATCGCCACCGAGGATTACCCGGTGCCGGCGAAGCGTCCGGCCAATTCGCGCCTCGACAACCACAAGCTGCAACAGGTCTTCGGCCTGGTACTGCCCGACTGGCGCTACCATGCCGGACGCATGATCCAGGAACTGAGCGAGCAGGGACCACTATGA